ATGTACAAGAAGAATTCTCTACATTTTGTAAAAACCAACAATTAAAAAAAGCATTACTTAGTAGTGTAGATTTACTAAATGCTGGTGATTTTGATGGAATTAAATTTCTAGTAGAATCTGCCCTCAAATCAGGTCAAGATAAAAATGTAGGACATGAATATAATAAAGATATCGAATCAAGATTTAGAGAAGATTCTAGAACAACAATTGCAACACCTTGGGAACGTATAAATGATTTAATGCAAGGTGGTTTAGGAAATGGAGATTTTGGTTTAATATTTGGAAATCCTGGAGGTGGAAAATCTTGGAGTTTAGTAGCTGTAGGTGGATATGCTGTCAGATTAGGATATAATGTTGTTCACTACACTCTAGAATTAGGTGAAGCTTATGTAGGGCGTAGATATGATGCATTTTTCTCACAAATCCCAGTTGATAATATCTTAAAACATAGAGAAAAAGTAGAAGATATAATTACTGAACTTCCAGGAGAACTTATTATTAAGGAATTTCCTCCAGGAAGAGCAACAATATCTACAATAGAATCCCACATTCGCAAAATAACAGAACTAGGAACAAAACCAGATTTAGTTATAATTGATTATGTAGATCTACTTTCAACAAGAAAGAAAACTTCTGATCGTAAGGGGGAGATTGATGATATTTATACAAGCACTAAAGGATTAGCTCGTGAATTAGACTTACCAATTTGGTCGGTTTCTCAAGTAAATAGAGCTGGTGCTAAGGATGACGTTATTGAAGGTGATAAAGCAGCGGGTTCATATGATAAGATTATGATAACTGACTTTTGTATGTCTCTTTCAAGGAAAGCCAAAGATAAAGTTAACGGTACTGGTAGATTTCATATTATGAAGAACAGATATGGGATGGATGGTCTGACATTTGGAGTACAAGCCAATACGTCAACCGGACATTTCACAGTTCACGATTACGACCCAGACGAGGAATTTGCAGCAGAAACTACCAATACTAGGACTAATAACTATGATGCGATAGATACATTTGACAAGAAAATATTAGCTAACAAGTTTTTTGAATTAGGTAAATAATTCAAAATTTATTAAAAAAACACTATGAATAGAGATATAATGAAGGAGAGGGTTGTATATAAACCTTTTGAATACCAAACAGCAGCCGATTATTGGTTGAAACAACAACAAGCCCATTGGCTACATACAGAAGTTCCAATGATGTCGGATTTAAATGATTGGAATTCAAATTTAAATGAGACTGAAAAAAATATTATAGGTTCAATCCTTAAAGGATTTGCCCAAACTGAAACTGTTGTAAATGATTACTGGACAGGTTTAGTAACTAAATGGTTTAGAAAACCTGAAATTATTATGATGGCTACAACATTTGGAGCCTTTGAAACAATCCACGCTGAAGCATATTCTTTATTAAATGAAACTTTAGGTTTAGAAAACTTTGATGAATTTATGGAAGATGAAGCTACAATGGCTAAGATTGAAAATTTAACATCAATCCGTGATAGCTTTAAGGGGGAAAAAGACCTACATGAAATAGCTAAATCATTAGCAATATTCTCAGCATTCACAGAGGGTGTAAATTTATTTTCTTCATTTGCAGTTTTATTATCATTTAAAATGAGAAATAAATTAAAGGGTGTAGGACAAATAGTTGAGTGGAGTATTAGAGATGAATCATTACATTCAGAAGCAGGGTGTTGGTTGTTTAGAACAATGATAGAAGAAAACCCATCACTTAAAACCCCAGAACTAGAAGCAGCTATAAATGAAGCAGCTTTACTTTCATTAGAACTTGAATTAAATTTTATTAAAAAGTGCTACGAGTTAGGAGATTTAGAAGGATGTTCTCAATATGATCTAGAAAACTTTATTAAAAATAGAGTAAATGCTAAATTGGGAGATCTAGGATATAAAGGTATTATTTCAGATATTGATGTAACAGCTGTAGAGAGAATGAAATGGTTTGACCATTTATCAGCAGGTAAACAACACACTGATTTCTTTGCAAACAGAGTAACTAATTACTCTAAGGGAAATATGAGTTGGGACGAATCAATATTTTAAAAAATTAATAATTATGGATAATAACAGTTTAGTAGCAGATTACACAAAATGGGAAAGAGGTAAAGACTTCCCTGAATACATGGATGAAGTATCCTTGTCAACAATCTCAAAGGGATATCTACTGCCCGGAGAAACACCAAGAAAAGCATATAGGAGAGTAGCACACGCAGTTGCAATCCGATTAAATAGACCTGATTTGGAATCTAAATTTTTCAAATACATTTGGAATGGCTGGATCGGCTTAGCATCTCCAGTTCTATCAAATACAGGAACAGATAGAGGATTACCTATCTCATGTTTCGGAATCGATACTCCAGACTCTGTTAGAGGTATTGGATTAACAAATGCCGAATTGATGAGACTTACTTCATATGGAGGTGGTGTTGGTATTTCACTATCTAGAATTAGAGGTAGAGGAACAGAAATTACAGGAAATGGGAAAAGTGAAGGAGTAGTACCTTGGGCTAAAATATATGATTCAACAATTATAGCAACCAATCAAGGTTCAGTTCGTAGAGGAGCAGCATCTGTAAATCTAGACATTAACCATGCAGATATTAAAGAATTTTTACAAATTCGAAGACCTAAAGGAGATCCCAATAGACAATGTCTGAACCTACACCAATGTGTTGTCGTAGATGACGCGTTTATGAAGCGATTAAATGATCGAGACAGCGAGGCTATGTCACTGTGGTTAGAAGTGCTTAAATCACGTGTAGAAACGGGAGAACCTTACATTATGTTTAAGGACAACGTCAATAAAGACAACCCTCTAGCATATAGAATGAACAATTTAGATGTTTCGATGACTAATATTTGTTCTGAAATTACTCTACACACAGATGAGGAACATTCATTTATCTGTTGTTTATCTTCACTTAACTTAGCCAAATATGACGAGTGGAAAAATACAGATGTTGTTGAAATAGCTACATATTTCCTAGATGGGGTTATGGAAGAATTTATCAATAAAACTAATGGTAAAGATTCAATGATTCGATCTCACAGACATGCTAAAAAAGGTAGAGCATTAGGTTTAGGTGTAATGGGGTGGCATACGTTTCTACAACAAAAAGACTTACCATTTAACTCACTAGCATCAACAGCTTGGACTCATACAATATTTAGTGATATTAAACTAAAAGCTGAAGCTGCATCTCGTAAATTAGCTGTAGAATATGGTGAACCACTTTGGTGTAGAGGAACTGGAATGAGAAATACTCACGTAATGGCAGTCGCTCCTACAGTATCAAATTCCAGAATCAATTCATGTTCAGCAGGTATTGAACCTCAACCTGCAAATGTTTATGTATTTAATGGTGCAAAGGGAACATTTATAGTAAAGAACCCAGAATTGGAAAAATTACTAAATGAAAAAGACATGAATAAAAGTAAATATTGGGATCAAATTCTAGCAGATAATGGCTCAGTTGCAAATTTACCAAACACAGTTTTAACTGAAGATGAAAAAGAAATATTCTTAACATTCCCAGAAATAAACCAATTAGCCTTAATCCAACAAGCAGCAATCAGACAACAGTATATTGATCAAACACAATCTCTAAACGTTGCTTTTGACCCAACAGATTCACCAAAATGGATTAATCAAGTCCATATGGAAGCACATAAATTAGGAATTAAAACATTATACTACCTAAGAACAGATTCAGTTATCAAAGGTGATATAGGATCTAGAACAAGTCAAGATTGTTTAGCCTGTGATGGATAGTGGGTCTTGAATAAGTAATTTAAGGAGGGGTGCAATAGCATCTCTCCTTTTATATTTATAACTAAATTACCACTTATATGAAAAAGATAATTAATTGGTTTTCTGGTTTGCTGAAAGATGAGAAAGGCACTCCTTCATCCAAACGTTTTATAGGAATACTATCAGGATTAAGTTTATGTTTAACGTTGATATTAAACCAATTCTCAGCAATAGATGTAGCCCCATCTCCCGTATTAATTAATGCAGTAGCAGCTTTAGCATTTGGTGCTTTAGGTCTAGCTTCAGTCGATAAGATATGGGGTAATAAGTTACCCCGGAGTAGTTACCCCACCCAGAGTAATAAAGATAAATAAAAAAAAAAGGGATATGATATTAAAAAACGGTTCAAGAGGAAAAGAAGTTAGGGAACTTCAAGAATATTTAGGGATAGGTGCAGATGGTATCTTCGGAAAAGGTACAGAAACAGCAGTTAAGGATTGGCAATTAAAAAATAAACTAATGGCTGATGGTATAGTAGGCCCTAATACTTGGGATGCTATGGGACTGGCTACAACAGACAATTCAGAATCGTCCTATACAACAAAAAACGGATTAATAATTAATAAGCATCATTTACCAAGAGGTGAATATAAAACAGGACCTACAGATAAGGAGTTTGTCTTTATCCATCACACAGCCGGATGGCAAAACCCATATAAGACAATTGATAGTTGGGGTAGAGATAGTAGAGGTGCAGTAGCAACCGAATTCGTATTAGGTGGTCAATCCATAAAAGGTAATGATGATAAATACGACGGAGAAATGGTACAAGCATTTCCAGAAGGTGGATATGGTTGGCATTTAGGAAAGAATGGTTCCCAACATATGCATACTCATTCAGTAGGTATTGAAGTTAATAACTTTGGATATATTAAAAATGGTAAAACATATGCAGGTACAACAGCTCACGAATCTCAAATAGTAACTTTAGATAAGCCTTTTAGAGGGTACAAAACATGGCATAGATATTCGGATGCTCAAATTGAAGCTTTACATAAGTGGATTTTACATATAGCCGAAAGAGATAACATTGATGTTAGAGCAGGTCTACCAGCGTTAATCAAAGAAAAAGGGGCAGATGCGTTTGAATTTAACGAAGATGCCTATTATGGTAGAGTAAAAGGTCTCTGGACGCATGCAAATACAAGGAAAGATAAATCTGATATGTTCCCACAACAAGAACTTTTAGATATGTTAACAAGTTTATAAGAAATATTATGATCAAAACAACCTCGTTTACTTTTTTAGATATACTAACTTCTAAAGCAGGAATAATTTTAACACCAATTTTAACAGCAATGGCATTCATAGCTACATACTTTTTTAACCTTACAATGAACAATTATGAACAATACATAGCTATTATCTCAGTAGTATTTTTAGATGGGATATTTGGTATTATAGCTGGAACTAAACGTGAAGGATTTAAAACATTCAAAGCTATTAGTGTATTAAGAACGGCTGTAGTTTGGGTACTAATATTAACAGTATTGCTTTCTATAGAGAAAGGATTTATAGGTTCAGGATGGATAAGTGAGACAGTACTAATCCCATTCATGGTATTTCAGATGATAAGTGCACTTAAAAATGCATCTATGGCTGGATATATAAAAGTAGACTTATTAAACACAATCCTAGAT